CCAGACACCGTTCCGTCAAAGTTGCTATAATCATCCTCGTCAATCTCATCGTTATCACCAGCGAATTCTACAACCTTCTCAGCGATCTCGGCAGGTGTTCTGCCTGGGTAAAACCAATGCGCGTGTTCCTCTGAATGTAAGACCTCATCACGAAACTTCAATGCGAACCTCGCAAACTGCAACAAAAATCTAAAGTCCGGAAAAGACGAGATCAATCGCCCTGGTTTCATACAGGGCTCTTGCTTCATGAAACCTTCAATCAGCTTACGCCAATTCATCTCAACTGTCTCCCAGACTTGGTCCTTTTGTAACTTCTGCGAAGGCTTGCACAACATCTCAGCGGCCTCCTCCAAAGTATACGGTATACCAGTGCCCACCAAATGGTCTGGCACTAGCAGGTTTACCCACTCGTTGTAATATTGTTGTAATCGCGGAGACGGAACCTTCTTGTTGGCAACCCAAGTCACGCGTCGTTCAATCGATATAGACATCGCTTCCCAACGCTTGATCATGGGCACCACATTATGATCTGTTACAATAGGGCTTCCATAACTTCGATATGACGTTTCAGGCTCGTCGGCTTCCATAATATATGGCCAATGGACTCTCACACCAATCGGTCTCCCAGCTCTAGAATGTTCATTTAGAGTTGGTTTTCCAGTGTAATATTGTCCGACAAACGCTAGGACTTCAGTTGACTTGTAACCCATACCGATCATACGAGACGTTACTGACTGAGAACTACTCAACCCCATTAAGACATCATAATGCTCTTTCAACATCTTAACGGAATAGTCCTCATTCTCTCGGCCCAAACTTATCCACAACTTGTTCTCGTTATCAACGGAGACAAACGTGTTCCATCCGGGACGTTTACGATCTTTATAGATTACTCTTTGAAGCGTACGCGCATTCATTTCATTTCCGATCCAATCGAATTTCCACGCAGTATAGCACGGAATAGTCCAAACTAAGACACGATTGGGACAGGTTGTCCAAGGTCGCGAGTAGTGAACCTTATGGTAGACTACCTTGCTAAACCCCAGCAACCGCATAAACATTGTTCGATAGAACCCCCACCGATACCAGGGCCCACTATGCACTCGTGATTCGACAAACTCGCCGAACGCACACCAATCCCAAACCTGATGAGCCCAGCTACCGCCACCACTAACTTCATACAATATACGATCATCCTTAATCCGGAAACGGCATTCACCGTCCATTCCAGATACCTCAACGGGGTTGAAAGTATGCAGTACGACAGGGCGAGCATAACTCAAAAGTTCTTCGGGACTGCGCACATAATAGTCCACATCTATGCCTACGACAATACTTTTGTCACACGGATATCCTTCTCTTATAGGATTGTTCAGGTCCCCAGGAGCAAAATATTGGTGTCTGGATGAATCTCCACCGCCAGATTGTGGCGCTGGTGACAGTTCAAACTTCTTGCAACCTGCTGACTGTACCGCCATTGTAATGGCGGCCCTAGCCAAATCCCGAACATTCCCCGAGATGGGATGTCCATTGTCATACGCACGTGGTTTGATTCCATCCAACAATGACTTCATCGGATAAAATTTCTCTGACACGTCCACTTTCGTTTTGTCAAGCAAAATCCTTTGCATAAAACGAAACAGACGATTCCTCTCTACGACAGGATACGGCCCGATTGCCGCATAGCCTGTCAAACTGGCACGGTGCGAGTAGATGTAAACTCCCGCAACCACAACTACTGAACCAGCAACTAGCGATTTAGTGTACTGGGACAGAAAGTTTGTGACAGCTGACGATACTATACCATATTGGGGAAAAACCTCCTCAACAGTTACGTCATCATAGATAAAAACCATTTTATTGTTTATTTGGAGTGGTATTAATATATATTCTTTA